GCCTGGAATGGAGAGAGGAGTTTCAAAGGATAACCATGATGTTGGATGTTCAAAGCCAAAAAATGCCGTTGGCGCCTCAGCATCTACCACCACTGGATTTGAACAAAAACAGTGTGGAGATAATAAAACTGGTACCGGACAACTTCGGAAAGAACTCACCCCAGACGATCTTAAAACAGCATCTAGAAACGTCTTTCGAAAACTCTTCGGACCGGTTTGGAAACAGGAATACCATCGAACACACCCTGATTCCAAAATACTTGAAGATAGACCAGGCAGTCCGGATGTTCCTGCAACTACCGGAAAACAACTGGCTCGTCCCAACCGAACCCATTCCGTTCGAGGAATGGGTAAAACGGTTCAAGGACTCAAGGCAAGTGGAACTAGCACACGCCCGCAACCAAGTGGCGGAAGAAGGAATTTTGGGAAAGGACGCAGTCCTAAAAAGTTTCATAAAAATCGAGCCGTCAACAACGGCAACGGACCCAAGAAACATCAGTCCAAGAACTGATAAATTCCTTTCAATACTAGGACCTTACGTCTCTGCTATTGAAAAACTAGCTAAAGGATGCCCCTATCTGGTAAAAGGACTGACCCCTCATCAACGTGGTCCCCTTATGGCAGATAGTTGGCTTGATTCTATCATTGAAACTGACTTCAGTCGATTTGATATGACTGTGTCACGTGACATTATTGTTCACGTTGAACGTGCTCTCTTCAGAGCTGCGTTCCCTGCAGGTTTGTACCCTGACCTAGATATAATACTACCTATGTTGGAGACCATGACTGGTTTTACCGACTTAGGCGTTGCTTATGAAATCGACGGTACAAGGGCCTCAGGTGATGCTCACACCTCTATAGCTAATGGTTTCATTAACAGATTCATTATTTGGTATTGTTTGAAACATCGTGATCCTAAATCATGGTCATCCTTTCATGAAGGTGATGATGGTTTTATTAATTGTTACAAGGACGATGTTGATGACATATCACTTAATCTGAACGTAGCTCAAATCCTAGGATTTAAACTCAAAGTCGAACTACCACCTTGTCCAGAAGTCGCAAACTTTTGTGGACGTGGTATTTGTTCTGGTTGTCACAGAGAGTTTTGTGACCTTAAAAGAGCTTTCTCCAAATTTCACATCACTGTTAAAGATGGGGACATCAGAGCTCTTGCTCTTGCGAAAGCCTACTCTTACTTGTCTACTGATCCTCATACACCTATGATGTCAGTCATGTGTCAAGCTATCATTGAACATCTTGAACCTTTATTAAACAACAAAAAGTTTGATAGAAGATTTAGAAGTGCTATTAAGCAATTTAACAGATACGCCACTGACATGATCATGAGAGGCCGTAAAAAGATAGAGAGAA